TGAGCCCATGGTAAATCTCTTTGCGGAATATTATTAATATTTGCAGAATGAATACCATGAATACGAATTTTAATTCGACCTTCTAATCCATATGGCGGGGTGCTATCAATTACATTAGCAATAAACCATCTTGTCTCGTCGCCATAATATTCGTTTTCTAATTGAAGTCTCATAATTGATTAGTCAACTTGGTTATTGTTAAAATAGCGGTATGCTGCCTTTGTCTAAGCATATGCCTAACAGCAGTTATTAAATAATCACCAGATTTAGTTTTATCGTATGCGGTACTTTGATCTGTTTGATCGGATTGACTATCGTTATTTAAAAAATTAATTCTAATTGTGTCTCCGACACTAACTTTTCTTAAATAAAGACCGACAGCAGATATTTCTATATTAATTTTATTTCTTTCTAACATAGAATGCATCGAATTACTTTTAATCCTTTGCAAAGTTTCTGCACCATCAAATGAATCATGATAACTTTTTTTGCTACCATATGTTCCATAAGAAGTTAATACATGATAATTTCTTGAAACGCAATCAGCCAAATAAATAGTATTCTCGCCATCTTCTAAAAATTTATGTTCTTTATCGTATACGTTTTGAACAGTTTCTTTAGAAATAATTTCATCAGATTCTAATTTATCTAATGTTTCTTTTATGCTATGGTGCCTATGAATAAATCTATTAGAAGATATATCTTGAACAACTATATCGCTTCCAATCGCGCCCTCATTTATTAAAAATAGAGTATTGCCGACTTCGTCGATTTCAATATTTCTAATTAAAAAATGTTTTTCTGATTCGAATGTATCTTCCGTACTTGCTGTTGCTGCAGCAGAATACAAATAAGGCACTTTAGAATTAAATGGCGTTTGCGATATCATTGTATCCAAATCACCAAATCGAATATTATCGTCAAACATAGAAGCCCACATAAAATATGGAGAACCATTTTTAGTGGTAGCTCTATCTAATAACCATTTGGCTGAATTTAATGGAGTCATATATGGTATAATGACTCTACAATTTCCTTGAGTTGGCTGATTCAATACATAAGAAGCATCAACACTTTTACCAAGTTCGTTTAATATAATATCTGCTGCTATTGTTTGCAATTGCCCATTATACGATTTACTCAGTAATATATTTGCATCTTTAAATGCATGTTCGTCTATTAAATAGAAAGAATAAACTTCTGTTTTATCAGTAGTTTTAATAATTTTGTCGATATTTGCAATTATAAAAGTATGCGTAAATGATGTCTCGGAATTTAACCCTGTCTCAACGCTATAAACAGTAAATGTAAATCGTTCTGTGCCAGAAAAAGCAATACTACTAATTATCGCATTATCGTCAACTAATACAAGTCCAGCAGTTAAAAATGGAATTTCCATATTCTCGAAAATATTTAATTCCATAATTAACGAAGTCACTTCAATTTGAGTATCGCCGAATCTATCAGCCGTAATTACAGCATCAGTAATTTTATATTGTTGCCCTGTATTTTGAGCAGTCATTTTATGATCTCTTCAAATATTTTTTAAATTCGGCATCAACCTGTTTTACCGCATCTGATCGTATTACATTAATTTGCCGCAAATCGTCATTTTTATTTCTCAGCCTTTCTGTAAATGTAATAGGAATTAGTCCACTAGTAGAAGAAGAAATATTATAAGGATCAATATCAATATAATCTCCGTCAGCGTTTTCATAATGATGATTAGAATTATATTGTTGCGTAAAAGAATATACAATAATAGATTTTGTCGGATCGTCTGTTTGAGTAACAGATTCTCCTTCAAAAAAAGTATTTTCCGTCGAAACAATTATTTGACCCAAATCAATTCTTTTATCAACCACAATTCCCGTTGCTCCAGATATTGAGCCAGAAATTGTTTTACCCACATCAAATTTATTAAACAATTCGGATTGACTTGTAATTGTTTTATGCGGATAATATTTTTTAGCCAATTCAACGATTGCTCTATTGGAAATTGGCCAACCGCTTTCTCTTAATTTTGTATTGGCGAACAAAAACGTCCAATGATAATTAGTGGTTCCGTATAGTTTATAAGATAAAGCATCTGGTCTTTCGTTTTCTTTAATAAAATATTTCTGATAAAATTCAGGATTAGACGACAATTGATCAATTAAATCAATATAAACACTAATGTTATCAAATAAAACGGAATTTTCTTCATCGCCGAAATAGTATTGAACCTTTGGGAAATTTACAAAATAATTGCTCATTAGTAACCTTCCTCAATATCGGACTTATTCAATGCTCTTGCTTCCATAAAAGTCATATTAATTTCCATTTCAGAAAAATGACCGCTCGAATGCATTCCCATACTGCTAGAATTATATACAGCATTAAAATTAGTCAAATAACATGGTTTAATTTTTGTCGCAACTTCTTTGTCTACTCTTTGTGCGTTTCCACCATTATCCTTTTCGGTTGCTTGATAGAACATTTTAATTTGGAATAAATTGGGAAAATTATAACCGACTGAAGTTCTACCGAGATTAATTTCACTGGGATATAATTCTTTTCTAAAAAATTTTACTATTTTCTCTATTTCATTAGCTTCTTCTAAACTAGTAGGAATCATTTTAAAATTAAATACGAATGTGCGTAATTGTACAGCTTTAAATAACGCTCTTGTATTTGGATTGGCTGTTACCCTTGTTACAGATCTAATTGCACCAGCAACTTCTTCGCTCACTCCTTCAGCGATAGAACTAGCTGCGACTTTTGCCAAAGCACTGGCATTGCCTCCACTTCTTAAAGAATCAATAATAGCTTTACCTTGATCGATAGCCCCAGAAGCATCTAAATTCATAACAGATGGTCCCATAGTTTCAGCAAACCCACCAATAAAATTTAAATCAATATTATTATAAGTAGCTCCATCGGCTATTTGAATTGCTTGCGGCAAATATAAAGCACAAGATTCCCCATAGTCAACTGGTGGTTTACTGCCTAGATTAGTTTGCGCGTTTTCACTTCCATTAATTAATGAATTCACTTGATCTGCAATTGAATCAATCTTTTGCGCAATAGCAGTTGCAACTGTCGCTTTTGAAATAGCATTTTCTGTTGGTTGTCCGATAATTGGGGTAAAAATTATTATTCCCAAATATCTCTGTCGGTCTAAAGGATAGTATAACGGCATTTTATTCCTACAATAAATAGAAATTGAATTTTTTATTATTTATAAGCAATGGCAACAACATACTCTGGAATTTATAAGGTAAAGGATAGGAACAAATATAATGGTAACCCAGATAATGTTATTTATCGGTCTATGTGGGAAAAGTATTGTTTCCTTTGGTGCGACGAATCGGAGGAAATAGTTAAATGGTCCTCGGAAGAAGTACAAATTCCTTATTATTATGATATTGATAAAAAGTATCATCGATATTTTGTTGACCTGAAAATAACATTCAAGAATGGCAAAACAATTCTAGTCGAAATAAAACCAAAGAAACAAACAACTCCACCGCAAGGGAATAATAGATCAAAACGATACATTTCCGAGGCAATGACCTATGTTAAAAATAAAAATAAATGGGAAGCCGCTGAAGAATATGCAAAAGATAGGGGTTGGGAATTCGAAATATGGACCGAAATTGAATTAGAAAAATATAGAATATTACCAAAATCTTCTTTAAAAACACCAGGAAAACTCAAACCTCTTGAACCAATAAAACCATTCCGAAAAAAATCCAAAAAACCTTATAAATAAGTGGATGGAAAATATATTCGATCAAATAAACGCAGAAGCATTAGAACAGGGATTAAATCCACAAACTGTTCGTGCTAGAGATTGGTTTAGACAGCGAGTGAAAGAAATTACTGCTATTGATACTGTAGAATTAATGAGATCTGCACCATTAATACAAAAAACTAGACCGCTTATTGGCGAAATGTATCTATTTTTATACGATCCAAAGACAAAGAAAAAATTAAAATATTATGACACCTTTCCATTAATTATAATGGTGGATTTTATAACTAAAAAAGGTCGTGGATTTTATGGAATTAATTTACACTATTTGCCACCAACATTGAGGGCAAAATTTTTAACCCAATTATTGAAACACAAAAGCGACGATAGATATGACGAAAAAACAAGGTTTGAAATAACATACGATTTTTTAAAGAATACAAATTCAATGAGATATTTCAAACCTTGTTTTAAGAGGTATTTGTCAGGAAAGGTACAAGGAAGATTTTCAAAAATCCCTGCATCTGAATGGGGGATCGCAACATTTTTACCAACAGCTAATTTCGAGAAAGCGTCTGAATCAACAGTATATGCTGACTCAAGAAAGAAGGTACGATAATGGCATTTTCAGTAGACGAGTTTAAAGCATTAGTCAGTAAAGATAAAGGATTAGCCATGGCTAATCTTTATATGGTGACACTTCCTTCTCTCGAAGGTGCTATAATGGCGAATGGTCAAAGAATTACAGGCTATGACGCAAGAGAAATAAATTTATTATGTTCGGCAACAAGTTTACCTGGAAGGCAAATTCTTTCGACCGACAGACAAATTGGAATGACAATGCAAAAGATTGCGTACGGATATGCGGTGCCCGATGTCAATTTAACATTTAATGTAACGAACTCTTATAAAATTAGAACATATTTTGAAAGGTGGCAACAACTTGCTGTTTCTAATAATGCTCCTTATGAATTGGGTTTTAATAAAAATTACGTCAAACCCGTCACAATACATCAATTAAGAAAAGGCGACAAAATTAATTTGTTAAGTTTAGATCTTGGCTTCGATTTAAATTTGCCTTCGCAATTAACAGACGCATTACCAACATGGGAAGTAGCTGGGTTCGGTGTTGATTTGGGCGATTTAGCTGGTGGAAATTTAAAATTATCAAAGGAATCAGAAAGCAATATAATTTATTCTTGCACATTAGAAGACGCATACCCAACTACATTGGGAGAAATAGCATTAAATAATCAACCCGATACACCAATTGAATTTAGCGTATCGTTATCATATTTGAATTGGACAAGTTCAACTCCATATCAAATAGATACTCTTGGCGATAAAGTACAAGGTTTGGTAGAACGAGCAATTGATACTATTGTAAAACCGATAAAGGATATAATCGGTTAAATTATAACTGGAGAATATTATGGCATTACCTAGATTAAACGATAAACCAAAATATGAAACTATAATCCCCTCTACTGGAAAAGTAATTCATTATAGACCATATTTGGTAAAAGAAGAAAAAGTATTAATGTTGGCTTTTGAATCGGGCGATCAAAAAGAAACATTAAATGCGGTTGTTGATACAATTGAAGCATGTATAGATCCAGAAGATAATTTTAGAAAAAACGATTTAACTACTTTTGATGTTGAATATCTTTTTGTAAAAATTAGAGCCAAATCTGTAGGCGAAACATCTACAGTTTTAATTAAGTGTAGCGATGCTTCTTGCGAACATTCTAATACAGTTTTAATTGATTTAGAACAAATCGCGATTAATGTCTCGAGAGAAAAAAAGATTATTAATGTTGGCAGCGGAATTAGTTTAGAATTAAAATGGCCAAGTTATAAAGATATTATTAAGAAAAATATAAACCAAGAAAATATGGATATCAATACCATGTTTGAAGTTGTTTCTGATTCTATTGAAGCAGTTATGACTGAGAACGAAAGAATTAAATTTAAAGAAGAAACTTTAGAAGAAAGGTTTAAATTTATTGAATCGTTATCTACTAGCGAGTTTCAAAAAATTACTGCATTTTTAAATGATATTCCAAAATTAGAACATAATATTAATTTTATTTGTGAAAAGTGCACAAAGAATAATACACAAAAATTAGAAGGCATATCGAGTTTTTTCTAATATGCCTTTCTCACGATAATGTATATAATCATTATAAAACAAATTTTTCATTAATGCAACATCATAAATATTCTTTAACTGAACTTGAAAATATGATACCGTGGGAAAGGGAAGTTTATATTTCGTTACTTATTGAGCATATAAAAAATGAAAATGAGAGAATAAGGCAACGCAAATCATCGGGATAAAAAAAAATGGCAGAACCAGTAACATTAGCCCAATTAACAGCTGTACTTACAGAGAATCAAACAGAAATTCTCGATACGGATTTACAGCAATTAACTATTCTAGAAGATATTGATTATGGTATTGTAAAATTAAATTATATGTTCAAAGATTTTTTTGAACAGCAAAAAATGATGCAATTAAAAATGCTCGAAGCATTACGCGAAAGCGGATTGAAAAAAGCAGGTCCAAAAAGTGGAACAGTACCAAGTAGCGATAAAAAAGCAGAAGGAATGGGCGCTCTTGGTGTTTTGGGTATATTGAGCGTTGTTAGTGGCTTAATAATGGGATTTGTTGAAGAAGTTGTTGCACAAATAGGAAAAGCAATAAAAGGCATCGGAAAAGTAATTAAATTTTTTACCCCAACGAAATTATTAAAATTATTCGAAGAATTAAATTTAAAAATCACAGAATGGGTTAAAAATTTAAAAACTTCTTTTGTCGAATGGTTTAAAAATAATGCATTAGTAAAAAGAATTGCTTTTATCTTAGATGACATTAAAGTTAGAATATATGTTTGGGCTGACGATTTAAAGAAGTCATTTGTAAGTAAATTCGAAGCATTAAAAACAGCATTTATGGAAAGCAAATTCATGAAATTTTTGACATCCATAAAAACCAGTATTGTAGAATTGCCCACGAAAATTAAAGAATTTTTTAAACCACTTACAGCTATATTTGAAATGTTTTCATCAGGCGGAGGCGGAATTGTTTCTAAAATTATGGAAAGTATTGGATCTGTTGGTACCAAAATAACAGAAATAGTGGGCAAATTTTCGCCTTACTTTGTAAAATTAGGAAAATTATTCGGAAAGTTATTAGGAAAACTCGTTTGGCCAATTGAATTAATAATGGCGGCAATTGATGAATGGGGTCAGGAAAGAGAAGGCGGAATATTAGAAAGTGCTGGTCGTATAGTGCTTGAAGCGATCAATAGTTTTATATTTGGATTTGTCGACTTAATAAAAGATTTTGTATCTTGGATTCTTGAAAAATTAGGATTTGAAGACGCAAGTGAGTGGTTAGACTCTTTCTCATTTAAAGATTTCTTCTCCGAAGTAATTGACGAAATGATGAATGCATTAAATAACTTTGGAAAATTTATCGGATATTTGGCTGCAAATATATTAGAAATGGTGCCAGGCGTCGGAAAGGGGTTTTCTGCTGTTATGGCAGATTATAATCCAGATACAGGAACTGCCTATACCGATGAGGAAAAAGAAAAAATAGCAAATGGAACATATGTTTCGCCAAAGAAAAAGGAAATGAACCCATTAATAGAAGAAGTGACTGTTACCGCGCAAAGAATACCAGAAGCAACTCCAGTTGCAACTGGAAAGGCAGGAAACGCGGCTAGGAGGGTGACTCAAGCGCAAGAATTAGAGGCGCAAACGCAAACTAATCAAGAAATGAGAGATGCTTCTCAAGTTGGATCTGTCTCGGTTAACTCGCCGTCGACAACAAATAATACGAATAATGTTTCGCAAAATATAGAAGCTGGGTCAATGTCTGATCCTCAAGATAGAAAAAATCTTTGGGGTAGAAGTCGTAACTGGAGATAAATTATGAATTTGTTAGATAAATGTGAAGTGCGGTTCGAACCAATTTCTGGTAGAGTTTACTGGATGTATGAGCGGGAAGATGGACCAGAAAAAGGAACTTTGTTTATGAGTTTAGTTCCACCTGGAACATGGAAAGCAGCTGCGCCCGATAATTGGATAAGACAATATTACTATGATTATAAAATGAGGCACGTTGGATCATTTAAATATATCTCCAAAGGCGAGTGGGAAGAAATTATAGAATAAAGAAAAAGGGGGACCGAAGTCCCCCATTTTTTTAGTCAGCTTGCGCCAACTTCTGGAAGTATGCCATAGTATCGTCTTCATCTTCATCAAAAGCTGACGAAGAAATTTCAGGTTCTGCAATCGAACGAATTGCAGGAGCTGATTGTACTTTATCCATAGCCACTTCTTGCTTCACTGTTCGCGGAGCAGATTCCCCGAGAACTTCCATCAGTTTAGTTTTAAGTTGATCATAAGTCTTGTAATTCTTAGGATCAATAAACTCATTGATGTCGTGAAGTTGATCGAGCACTTCTTGAAGTTCAGTTTCATCACCGCCAAGGAAAGTAGAAGGTGACTTGAACTCCGATCGATCATAATTACGATATCCCTCTACGTTTCGAATCTTCAGCTGGAAGTCAGCACCTTCCCAAAGGTCGAACGGATTAACAGGTTCTTCGCCTGGAAACTGGGGCTGCATAACATCCATAATTTTATCAAAGATTTTCTTACCGAATTGGAACATGAAAACCTTGCCTTCGTTAGAAGGATTACTAGGATCGCTAACAACATAAATGTTGCTTACATAATGAAGGCGACGCTTTTGCTGACGTGCGACTTCTTTATCAGCATCATTACCAGAGTTCCAAAGACGCGAATTTACTTCGCCGAGCGGATCGGATTGCCCGATAGAGGTCAGAGACTTTTCAATGTACCACTTACCAGTCGGACCTTTGAACCCGTGATCCCAGTATCGTACCCAAGGAAGTTCCGAACCTTCTGGACCAGGGAGAAAACGAATTACTGCATAACCATTACCTGCCTTATCGACAGTAGGTTTCCAGATTCGATCGTCAGCACCACGACTTTGTTCGCCACCGCCATTTACTTCTTGAGCAGCTTGAACCAGCTTGTCGATATTGAAACGCTTATTTTTGAGAGATGATAGTTGCATTGTATTTTCCTCGTATAACTGAAATATATTATCTTATCCACATAGCCATAACGACTATACTATTTAGTATACCGCAAGATTAGTCAAAAGGCAAGGTATTAGATTTTGGCATATAATTTAAATCCATCGCCTCAACCTCCAACTTGTCCTTTATAACACTACTGATATACTTCTTGACATCTTCGACCTCAAGATCGTTTTTTTCACAAATAATCAAAATCGCATCAATGTAACTTACTCGATTAGTTATTACTGTTTCTTCAATTAATTTTGTGAATTTTACCTTAGTGAGAAACCCTTCTGAAAAATCATTCATAATACTTTTACAATTCCTTTATATTCGAAAACATTGTTGATATCAAAAGTCAGCCAGTCTTTTTTATCAACATCATAACATGCCACAAATGTAGTTAACTGCAAAGGAGCATTATGATTTCTATCTGGTATTTTATCTTGCGACATAACAATATTAACTAAAGTTGCGTGTAAAGTCAATTCTTCTTTAGAATCTTTAAGAAGAATTTCAACAATCCCCTTGCGCATATCTCTTATAATAATTTCTTTGGTTATTTTCACTTTTTCGATCTTACCGTTACATTTTTAGGCAAATCTATTTTTGTATTAGGGTGTTTATGATATAAGACAAACTGCGTGTCTTTAAACTCTTTAAAAATAAAATTCCATATTGGTCGCCAGTTGTTTAATAGTTTATAATTATTTGTATTGGATCTGTCGCTATTCAAATACAAATCAGTTACACTGCGCATATTATGATCGAAAATAGAATCGAATCCATACATATGAACTTCAGTTGCTTCTAATTTATTACAAGCATAATGAGTCGCCATATGACCGCAATTAAAATTAGTTGCAGCCAAACTTGGATTCTCGGTACCAAGAGCAGCATATTTTGGAACATGTAAATAAAAATCACGAATATGACTCGCGTGTTTCATATAAAAAGAAGGTCTTTCTTGCATCCACATTTTTGGTCTATTACCAAGAACCCACCAATATTTGTCAAGATTCAAAGAACCTTCTGTAAGCGCAGCCATCATTTTAAAATCAACCATGATAGAAGCATATACATTATCTACTTCAAATGGCGGCATATTACAAACTAAGCGAATGCCTTTGCAATTATGATTAAAAAGCACAGCATTATCACCATTACCTAAAATATGTACAACCTTTGTCACTATTCTCTCCAATAATCTTTTATCCAAGGTTGGGGGTCATAATATATTATTTGCCCGTCTCTATTATTTTCAACACGTTCGACCATAGCATGTTCAATGCTTGGGCGACCATGAAAACAAATTATAGAACAATCTTGTATGTTATT